TATCCGCAGCTTTTGTGTAGAGTAAATCTTTTATCTTATCAGTAACTTCTGAAGCTTTCTGATCAGTTGCAATCAAATCAATAATATCGTCCATGTTAAGAATATTTTAATATATCAGTCCTATTTATATCTCTGCAGACTTAAGATCTTTTTGGAATTGCTGCTCTGCACCAGTTTCCATCTCAATATCACCCAATGTACCTGCTACTTCATCTTCAGTAGGTAATGGTTCACCAGTTATTGGATCAACTTGAGAAGGATCTGGAAGTACACCATCTTCAATCTCTTGAACTATCTGCTCATCAATTTCTTCAATCTCTTTATCAGTTTGACGTAATACCTTTCTACGAGCATAATCAACTGAGAAGTACTTACCAATATAAGGTTCCATAGTAGCAAGTAACCCCAATCTTTCAGTCATCAATTCTGATTCTTTAAGTTCAGCAAACTGATTATCATATAAGAAGTCATATTGGATATGATCATTAATTTTATCCCAATCTTCTGGAGTAATAATATTCTTAAGAATCAATTGGGTTCTTAGAAGATCACTAAACAAATTAGAGAATCTCTTTCTTAAACGACCCACAAACTTAGCAAATTTAAGTTCATCTCTTAGTATTTCAGATGATCTACCTAAATTAAATCCACCATCAGATGCGATTCTGGATTCAGGAACACCTAATGCTCTGTATAATTTCTTTTGGAAATACTCAATATCAGCAAGTTCACCAAGGTTTTGTCCGCCAGGAAGTGTTGTGATTTCAGTTCCTCTACCACCTTCTCTTCTAGGTAGCCAGAAATCTTCCATCATAGACATGAACTTACGATCATCACGAACTTCACCAGTTCCTGCATCATAAACTAGTTTATTTCTATAACGACTCATTACCTCTTTGAGGTATTGTTCTGCTTTAATCTTTGGTAGATTACCTACATCGATGTAAAATATTCTTCTTTCTGGTGCTCTTGATAATCTGTATATTACAAGACTATCCTCAATCATTCTAAGTTGATTAAGTGCTTTGATTGCTTTATGTAAATATGATAAACAAGTTCCTTTATTACGATCAAATAATCCAGAAGTTACATATGCAATTGAATCTTTTGCAATTTTAATAGATCCTTTACCACCTCCACCAGCAGCAGAAGAATACATATTTGTTGGGTAAGTTGGTTTTGGATTATACAAGTAATACTCTTCAACTTCAGGGTACATACCCTTCTTCACATCCCCATTATTATTACCTATATCAAGAGGAAGCATATTCTTATTGTTCGCTTTTTTCTCTTTACGAACAAACCTCATCTTCATTGGGTCAATATATCTGACTTCCTGAATACCGTCTTGTGGTCTTTTTACATCAATAACTTTTAGATAATATAATCTTCCATCAATATACCAATTTTTAAAAATTTCATGGCACTTCTTATCGAAGTCCATCATTTCTTTAATACCAGTAAATTCGTCTCTTATCTTATCCTTTAACTTATCACTTGCTTCTACATTAGATAATTCTATTTCTACAGGAGAATCATATAGATCACTAACTATACCTTCATTAACAACATCTTCGATAGCACCATCCGCTTCTGGATGAAGTGCCATCTCACGATATCTTTTGATTAAATCGTATTCGGTTCTGTAAACACCTTCAATATCTACATATGAACCATAAAAACTACTGGCGATATAGCTATCTCTACCGTCATCATTGTTAGGTGGTACGGGAGATAGCAGATTCTTCGACTTCTTTTCAGTCGCATCGTCAATAGAAAATCCAAACAGTTTAGGCATAGTATATAAGTTTTCCTACTATTATAGCACTATTTATCTAATTTGTTAACGAATGCTTTCTCCTCCAGCATTAGCACCTACTCCCTTAATTGATTCCCAATAAAGAACTTGCATTTCTACAGTGAATTCTTCAAGAGTATCAATGGTTTCATAGTTAAGATCTACTTGACTTATATTAGTTGGAAAAAGATCATAGAACTTATATGTTCTAAGTGTTGATCCATCACGATCTAATTGATGAACAAATGCATCTTCCTGATAGTCTGCAGGGTTTTGAGCACCAGTTGCATCAGATAATTTATTAATCTGATTCATCCATTTCTCAAAAGCAGAACGAATTGCAAAATCAGTATCGTTAATAACTGTAATTGTCCAAGTATCAAATGTTCTATCTCCAGCAATCTTTAGGATTCTTCCCCTAAAGTTTACATCAATTGGAGTGATATTAGAAGCAGGAAGTGCTGCTGCTTTAACCAAGAACCTTGACTTGTCCTTTACATCATTATCAATCGAGATTTCTTCTGGAAATGCAAGTTCTACCTCAAACAGATTCGGCCTTGCACCACCACCTGTCAACTTACTCTTGAAGTCGGTAATTTTCCGTAGTGGTGGTCTATTAAATTGAGTTGCCATAGCTTTTTATACCTTATTTGTATGAGATAGAATTAAACGTTTCCAATTACTTCGTCAAACGAAACACCAGTTCTGGTAGCAACAAAGGTTAGACCTATGAAGTTGATAGAACGTGCTGGTTTGATGAAGATGTCAGCAACAAACTCATTATTATCTATAACAGCAGCAGTGTTATTTGTCTCATCACAGATAACTCTGAAATCAAAGATTCCTCTCTTACCTTGAACATCACGAAGGAATGGTTCAACAATGTTGATAAAGTTTGTTCTTGTTATCTCATCATTGAATTCAAACATCTGATCTCTTGCTGCAGCAGATATTGCATTTTCAAGGTAGATAAACAATCTACGAACATTAATACGATCAAATGCAGATGCTTTTGCAAATCCAGTCTTATCACCAAATAATATGATTCCTCCACTAGGAGAGAATACAACTGGATTAACTCTATTTGAATAGAGTCTATCTCTTTGTGTTTGAGATGGATTATATGCAAGTTTAACAGCATTCAAGATTCCACCTCTAGCAGTACCTGCTGGTGAGAACCAAGGGAAGTTGTTAATATCATTTCTTGCACAAGTTCCAGCAATGTCTCCATTTAATGGAACATATCTGAATGTATCGGCAAATCTATCGTACATATACTTATATCCACTATCGAATATTGCATATGTTGATGATGTTACAGGTGCATAGAAACCAATTACATTATCTGTAATTGTTGCATCAGAATTAACTGTTACTGATCCAGCAACACTATCATTCAGGAATGCTTTTCTGTAAGGTGAAATAAATGCAATAGCATCTTTTCTTATTTCAGCAACAGAAATTAATTTATTAGCAAGTGACTGAGCAGTCTCTTTTTCATGGTTTGCAGATCCCATAATTAGAAAATCTGCTTGATATAAATTATTATCTTCAAATAATTCATATCCTGCAACAAGACCAGATAGTGTTACTTGGAATGCACCAGTAACAGCAGGATCAGTCCCACCGTCATAATTTTTACCACCACTTAAAGTATAAGTTTGTGATCCTGAACCACCAAAGATAATTCCTTGAGCATTCTGATCCCAATTATAATCAGCTTGTGGTGTGAATCCAGAACTATATCCAGTAGTTGTAATACCTGTTGGATTTGAACCAGCGAAGATTGTTGTGGAGTTGGATGCAATGAACTTTCTCCAGTTAGAAGGAGAACCTAATGAATACTCAGCATCTTTTGCTTTTGAAAGACTTAAATGCTTCTCAAGAATTGTTCCAACATTTCCAGTAACCTTACCTTCATCGTCAATAACAACAACATGGATTTCATCAAATCTTGATCCTCTTCCTTCTGCAAAAGTAGAAGTCCCAGGACGTTCAGCAATATTATTCCAATTAATTGTTGAATCAGTTAATGTAATTGTTTGTTGATCAAACCAATCCTCATTATTTGTTGCAGTTCCTGTAGTATATGACGAGGACTGTCCACTAGTGTGAATAGCAACTGAACCTGCAGCAAACTTATAAATTCCATTTGGTTGATAATCAACTACAGTTGAAACTCCAGCAGCAGTTACGTGATTAAGGAACTTAACCTCAACTGTTTTAGCAGTAGCATCAACACCAGTTACAATTCCCTTAAAGTGACCATCTAACTTAGTAGTTGTACCTGCACCAGCAAGAACTGTGTCAGCAGGAACATTCTGTGTTACTCCATAACCAACAGCAATATTTGTTGGAAGTGTTCCAAATGATAAAATTTGGTCTGCCTTTGCGTCAATTGTTGCAACCTTAAGATTGTTTGCCCAAGATCCTGGGTTTCTAGCAACAACAGTTA